CTTTTTCTAACATAGAGACACCATATGGTAATCTTCTATCATCAGTTAATAATCTAAAATGTGCAATTTGCCAAGATTTAAATTCATATTCTTTACTCTTCCAAATAAACTTTACATCTTGTTGTTTTGGTTCTTCAGAAACGTGTTTATTTATTGCAGAATATAAATCACCCTCCCATCTTTCTATTTCAATGTTTGGTAATTGTTTTGCACCTGTAACACCTTTAATTTCATCAATGTTTAAATAAATAAAGTTATCCCCATATTTGCAAGTATTTCTTGTCCACATAGGGAGTGAAGTATGTATATTAAGGTTATTGTAGAATAAATTTTCTAATTCTTTTTTAACTCTCTCACTTTCTGAATATATGTTTAAAACTTTACCTTTGGCATTGACAGTACAACTTTCCTCCATCATTATATCAAGAGCCGCACTTAATTCAGGATAGAATTCCATAGATTCAAAATCAGTATATGCGGCAATACGTGTTGTTTCATAAAAAATTGCCTGTTGATACAATTCTGAATCTACCTTTAACCATTGATTATGTAGATACAATGATTGTTGTTTTTGTAGTTTTTCTATCTCATACTCTTCCTTACTTTGAGTTTTTAATAGTTCTCTTGTGTCAAAATTATATTGAGTGCTTTGTTTAAGTTGGGGTTGTGGATCCCTAAAAATATTACCTAAACGTTGCCAAATTGTTAGATTTTGTTGTGCCATTACTATTTTACTTTATTATTAAATATAATTTAAAAATTTAAATTTTAAATGATATATTATTATCTTTGACCCCCAAATAACCAACTATATTGTTGATAGTCATTTGGTAAATTACTTGTTTGTTTTATTGATGGTGTAGGGATATTTTGTGGTTTTTGTTCCATTTCTTGAACAAATGCACCTTGTGTGGCTGGGGTACTACTAATCCAACTACTCAACATTGCCTTTGTTTGACTATTCACTTTCTCTAAATTTTTAAATGAGTGTTGGAGTACAAACAAACACATTGCAATTGACATAATACAATCATCATGATAACCTTTCATGTGATCAGGTCTACCGTTTATATAGATAAACGTCTTCATTTCAGAAATAACCCTGTGAGACCTAACTTTAAATTCACCTGTTCTTACCACCTTCTCAAATTCGGCAACCATATTTAAACGATATGCACCAACATTGAATCCTGGTATTTTATTTTCGTTTGATTTAAATTTACTAATATCTTTTCTATTGGATAGTATTCTACTTCTTGGGTCATCGAAATGGAGAAATTTATATTCCATCTCCATAAGTTTTAAAACTGTTGTCACACCCATACCACCTGTTATATCGACAACAGTATATGCATTATACCTATTACCATATTCAAAAACTAACTCCGATAATAAATCAGGTTGTATCTTACCGACCCACTCTAAAGCTTGTTCCATTGTGTCGGTGTTTATAATTTCAATTACGGAAAAGTCTTCAGAATCTCCTCTTGAAACGTCAACACCCATAATGTACTTATGATTTGGTTGTGGTTCTTCCCAAATCCAACACTCTTCTCCTGCACCCTCAAATCTAATTGGAAATTTAACATTTTCTTTTTCCTGATACTCAATATGTTCTTCGTCTATAACGTTACCACCTGAACCAATAAAAGAACAATCTAACTCTTGTGCAATTAGTTTGTTGTTTCCATTGTAGTTTGAGCACATTTCTTCATACCAATTGGATGTAGGTTTATACCCATCATCAATCATTTTTTTGTAACTATTAATGGTATATTCTGTCTCAAATATTGGTTCTTCACCATCTTTTAACCACTTTAAACCTTTATTATATCTTGGGTCTTCATACCAATACATCTGAATAACTTTAAACTTATTCTTACCTGTTCTGGCATTATCGTAAACCTTATAATAGAGTGGGTCAAGACCGTTTGGTGTTGAGTTAAGAATAATTTTACCTCCTGTACTCATTGCCGCAAGTGCAGCACCAAATGTTTCTGCACCATCATCAATGTGAGCCGCCTCATCCATCATCAATATTGTTGGCGTATATCCACGTAACGCATCTTTAGAAGTTGCAAGTGCTTTAATTTGACACTTATTTGGTAAAACCAAATGTTTTTTAGAATCAGTCAAATAGATAGTTTTTGTTATATCTTCAACGTATTCTTGACCCCAAACCCATCTAGGTACTTGATTTAAAAATTCTTTTACTTTTTGTAAAACTTCTTGTGCAGTTTCTTGTTTATTTGCAAGAATTAGAATTTTTTCAGGTCTTTCAGGGTCACCATGAAATGAAACTTTTACTGCAAAGTAAGCAGACAATGTGGTTGTCATACCCGCTTGTCTATACTTTGAAACTAAATTAAATCTATTTGCATCGAAAGCTTTTATCGCCTCCGCCTGTCTTGGAAATAAAACAAACGGCACGTACTTCTCTTGTGTTTGGTCGAAGGTTTCTAAATATGTTCTAATTGCATACGGAATATCGACTAAACATTTCGCAAATTCTGATAATTGTTCTCCTTTTGATATCATAAAAATAAATATAACTAATATAATATAAAAAAAAATGGGATATTACTACCCCATTTTTACTATTATTTTTTACAATTATAAGTTATCTAAGTCGTTTCTTGGTTTTAACAAATCTTTTATTTGTTTCATAAAATCATCCTCAACCTCTTTATAACTCTTTTCTTTTTCTGCCTTTTTCTTTTCGTATTCAGATTTTTCGTAATTATGAGATACGATACTTTGTTTTATATCAGCAGCTAATCTAGCCAATTCTTGTTTACCTTTATTTGTACCCGCTAATAATTCTCTCATAAACGAATTAAATTCTTGTGGTGCCATTTTAATAATGTGTTGATAAAGATAATGTTTAACTTCCCAAGCATCCTCATCAATAGCATCTAAAAACTTTTCCCATATACCAGGACCTAATCTTAAATCCCAATTCTCACCTTGAATAAAATCAGTTTTATTCAAAACATATTCTCTTACTTTTGGGTTTTGGGGTAGAGAAGGTAGGGACATAACTTCCATCACACCTTTAATTAATTCATGAACTACTACAGGAAAAATTAAACCTTCACCGTGAACATAATGTTTTTTACGTCCTTGTGATTGTTCTTCTTGTTCCTCTTCATCTCTAGGATCATTATTATCACCTGTGACACCTGTACTTACTTTTCCTGATTTAGTTTGTTCGATTACTTGTTTTATTTGTTCATCAGATACCATCCAATACTGAAAATCACCTATAGACATTATCTTACCATATAAAGTTATTAATCTAGGGTCAATTCTATTTAAATCTTCCTCAACTAAATGGAACATATAATGACCTTTTTTTGCTGCACCTTGAATTAATGCGTTAACTAATCTTCTTTTTTTGATTTCATCTTCAGCATTTTCTAAATCTTCAATATCCTCTGCTTCATATTCTTCTCCTCCTTCTTCTTCTCCTCCTTCTTCTTCTGGTTCATCAACCTTCATTTTACTAAAATCCAGTTCATCCGTAATATCAGGAATTAAGTCTATTTGGTCTTTTAACCCAAATTCTTTTTTAACCAACTTAACTGCAATTTTATTTAATTCTTCTTTGTGGTTTTTCTCGATGTCAATTATGGTTTTCAATGAACTAAGTGCATCAATTAATACTTGTTGATTAATATTTTCTGAACCACTATATCGTTTTACTTTATTAACTACATCTTTAAATCTCTGAGATGCAATTTTTTCTTCAAAACTCTGACCTCCAGTTGTTGGAGGAAATGCAGGGTGACCACCTAAATGATGACTTTTATCTGATAATTTTCTTTCAATATCAGGATGCATTCTTTCTCTGTGTTGAGGATCGTACTCAACCGCCATTTCATTTAGTATTTGTTTTTTGGTAAATGTCTTTTTCATTTTAATTTAGATACGAATTGTTTAAAATTACCTTTTTTTATTTTGGGGTTTATTTCAGAATCTGTGATTAGTCTTTCAATGTATTCCTTTAATGTATTTAGATCCTCATCAACTTTTTGTTGTTGTTTTACATCTTTTACACATTTTTCATATTTTTCCATATCATCTCTACCGACAGATTTAGTACACACAGCCCAAGGATTATATTTATATTTTTTCTTTTTTCTACCTTCATCTGCAACTTTTATGGTATCACCAGGTTTTAAATCATCCATTTTTACAGGTGCCGAAGGTTTAGAAAGTGATTTATTTTTTTGGTCATAAGTGTATTCTTCACCCTCATCGGCAATAGTAATTTCTTTACCTTTTAAATTTGGATTGTTTAAAAAGTTAGTCCCTCCTCCTAAATTTACGGTAGACATAAATTGTTTTTTATTCTGATCGTAAATTATAGGACTTTTTTGTGCTGGTGTAGGGTTTACTTGTTCTCTTATGATTTTTTTATATTTTTTTGCGTAAATCATAAGTGATTCTTCCATTGCCATGTCATACCCACATTCATCACAAACTTTAATGTCTCTTTCTAAAACGTGTCCACAATTGGAACATTCTTTTTTATCAATTAATAATTTTTGTTTCTTTTTCATTTTAGTTTCCTTAATGTCTTAGCGAGATTTATTCTTTTTAGTTTTAACAAATCTGATTTACCCAAACCCTGAACACCTTTTTTGTTAGGATCAGTGTCTTTCTTTTTTAGTTTTGACATCTCCATATCTAAATCAGATGTAGAAAGTTTTTCGCTTTTACCTTTACCCATTGATTTTTTCAATGAACCTGGTTTTTTTAATGCGTTTTGAATCCATTTTTCTTTTTTGGTTTCATTAACAATTCTTTCTATTATAGAAATTAATTCAGATTCTGTTAATCTAATTTTTTTCATTTTATAATTTTTTCATATTTGCTATTATAACTCAAAATTAAATCTTTTGAATATAATTTATTTTCAACTTCTTTTACATCATCACCAAAATGAAAATATAGTCTTTCTTCAGGATATTCTTCATAACCTTCTATATTTTCCCACGCCATAGATATTAAACCATCTACTGCATCCCAAAAAGAAAAACTAGTACTATTTTGTATTAAGTCAAGGTTTATTGGTGTTATCAAAGTACCAACCTTTTCTATAAATTCTTTATTTGGTGCGGATGGCATACCGTTTGCAGGGTACGAATCCCAATCCTCACCATCAATATCATCTATAGAATTGGAAAAGATGAATTCGTAAATGAACTCATCTTGCCAATTTTTACCTACTTTATTTATAAATACTAATTTCATTTTCTATTTTTAATCTCAGCTTTTGGTTGTGGATATGTTTCAGGAACTTCAGGATTAAATGGATCTGGATACTTTGGTTTTGGTGGTGTTAATGGTTCATCGATTTCGATGTCAGGGTCAGCAGTTTCTGTTCCTCTGTCCCCACCATTGTCATATTCGTCCTTAGTACTTCTAAATTTTACATCATCATAAGCACCAAACCTTTCGTCCGCAGATTTTCTTTTATTTCTAATTCTCTCTAAAGCATTTGCAATTTTTTGTTTACGCAAATCTTTTTCTGATTCATCTGCTGACCTTTTTTTCTTAGATCTTAACATTCTAAAATCTTCAGGATCCAATTCACCATTTTTATTTAAATCTAATCTATGTTGACCCCCATAAAGTTCTTCATCCATATTCTCATCTTTATTTGACAAATAACTACCAACCGCAGAACCAATTGCAGTTGCCAAAGGTACTTGCCATTGTTCATCAGAATCCATCATTTCATCCATACCAAGTTCGTATTTTTTAAATCTCATTGGTTTATGTTTCATAGATTTATGACTCATACCATTTTCATCTGAAACGCGAGATTTATATTTTTCAAAATTAAATGGACCGTCTAAACTCATCATACCATAATATTCATCCATATCGTATGATTCTGTCATAACAGATTCCATTCCTTTTTTCTTTTTAAATTTCTTCATAATATCAATTCTATCTTTCTTATCCATCTTATCGATGTGTAATGCTGAAATAATAGAATTAATTACGTATTTTTCTAATTTAGGGTCAACCTCTGATAACTCTCTAAGTTTTTGACCTAATCTACCTGTTAACTTTTGGATATACTTTTTAGGATCGTCTTCTTCCTCAATATCCATATCTAAATCTTCTTCGTCTTCTTCCTCACCACCTTCCATGCCAGAATCTTCCATTCCTTCTTCTCCACCTTCCATGTCAGAACTTTCCATTCCTTCCTCTCCACCCATTTCAGGCATCTCCATTCCTTCTTCACCACCTTCTGCGGGTACATCACTTATTTCAGGAGTTTCCATTTCACCTTCACCACCTAAATCTGCAGTTGGTTCTGGTGTAGGCATTGGTGACTCTTCAGAGGTTTCAGCGTCATCTGAACTAATTTTTAATTTATATTTTTTGTCTTTGACACCTTCTTGGTCACTATCAACCTCCTCAGACTCAACCTCATCCTGCTCAAAAAGATTATAACCACCTTTAATATTATAAGTTTCATTTAATTGTTGAAACTTCATATTTAAGTGTTTCAATGCTTCTTCATATGAAGAATAAGCTTCGTTCATTTTATTTTGTAAACCACCAATATA